CGGAATCAACATCCTCTTTCGATTCAGTTGGTTCACTCTTTGCTTTAGGGAAATAAGATTCTTTAATAGTATCTAATTTCTTACTAAAATCTTGTTCGTCTTTGTATTCTATGTTCTCAGCTAATTCTTTTAACTTTTCAGTTTCAGTATCAGCCAATCCCTCAGAGGCATCAGAAAAGATTTTTTCTTTAGAGCAAGTTGAGTTAGACTTAGAAAGTTCTACATTCTTAGCCATTTCTTCGTTTAATTTTTTCTCTAATTCTTCTTTTTCTTTTGCCATAGCTTCTAAGACATCAAATTTTTCTTCTGGAACATCAATATAATGCTCTTTGAAAAGATTTTTTAGTCCAGAAATGAAATCTTCAGCAATTTCAGAACGGATGCCAGACTCAACTGCCAACTCGTTATCTTTGACCCATTCTTCAACCACATAGTTTAAGTATGAATCAACTTTTTCAACAAGTTCTTCTTTGACAGCAGAGATTTTTTCTTCCATCTCGTCTTCCATTTTTGCCTTCATTTTCTTTTCTTTTTCTGCAAGGCGTGTTTTGACAGCAGTTTCAAAAATAGTCGCAGCCTTTTCTTTAAATTCTTCAGATAAGTCAGCGTCAGCAGAAACTAGAGCCTCAACATCTTTTGATAGATCAATTACTTCTTCAGTTTCAGTATCTTCAGCAACTACATCTTCAGCTTCTGTTTCAACTTCTTCAGACTTAGGTTTATTATCGCCTTCCATTTCGCCTGATTCTGCGTCTTTATTGACCTGATCTTCTACCTTTTTAGATTTTTTGCCAGCATTACTTGGTCCTTTTCTTTCATCACTAGGACTAGTGACGGCAGAACCAAGATCCTCGGCATCATTTTTTAGTGGAGACGGTTCTGCAGGTACAGCCTTTCTTGTAGGAGCACTTGGATCACCTTTAGTATCTAGTGCTTCTGCAACTGTTTCTGCTTCTACTGCCTCTACTTCTTTAACTTCAGTATCAGACATAGGGTCTCTCCTTAAATTGTTTAATTCTAGAATTAAATTGTTATAAACTATTTATAAACCCTAGGATTTAGAGTTTGCGTAGTTTACGCAAATTTAAAACTTAGATAAAAAGTCTTTGAAAACTCTCGCTTTTGCTTCAGCAAGTTCAGCTCTACGAGTTTTCTCAATTTCCTCTTTATATTTTTCAACTTCCATACTTTTAAGTACTCCGTTGTCCCATACCCACTCTTTACCTTCCATAATACCTTCTACGAAAGCGTCAGGTGCGGATGGGTCTGCAACTATATCAGCCGCTGTTGCGAGATAGAAGTCATTGTTTATGACATTTTTGCCATTAACTTGTTTCATTGACCCCATACCTCTTGATGATACACCTAATTGAGCACCTTCGTCAATTAAATTCTTGACTATCTTACCATATGGTGTATCCATGATCTTCGCCTCACCAATAAAGTTTCTACCTTCTGGTTTTAAACTAGTGATCATATGTGAAACTCTTTCGAGATTCACAGTCGGTCCGTCAGGATGTCCTAACTCACCGAAAGCTCTTTTCTTTTCTACGAATTCTTTGTTGTATCTATTAACTTCTTTTGCTAATACAGATACAGGATAAACTCTACCATTACGATTTTTTATATCACCTTGTAGAAATATACCACGAATTTTATAATCTTTGCCACTACCTTTTTCTTCGGTAATAACTTCGATATTTTCAGTAGTTTCTGTAATCAGTTTCATTTATCTTACCTCTACCATGATAGTATAACTATCACCGTTATTAAAATTTCTTGTACTGAATAATATATCACCAGCAGGTGAAGTATCAGCAGTTAAGGTTGCATTATTAGGTATTTCATTACCATCAGTTCTGAAATCAAAAAAACCAGAACCAGATAAAACAACCGCAGTCGCATTAGCAGCAGAAGTACCACTACCAGCAAATATAATCTCAACAGCCCCTTTTGGGTCTTGAGTGTTTATAGACCAGTACAACTTAGATATTTTCTTAGTTGCATCCTCGGTCATATAAGTTAATGCCGAAGCATCCATTTTAGTAACCAAAGTCTCACCACTACCATCAGATATATTGGTAAACTTCATTGTGGTTTTTTGACCACTTACATCAGCAATAGTTTGACTCGTTACCGTATCAGCCATAATATTATTCTTCTAACTTAGTTTCTAACTCTGCTATTAATATTTCTAGTTCTTCTTTTTTTGCTCTAAGTTTTGCCAAATCTTCACCATCAATTTTGCCGTTTTTATTCATATCAATTTTTTTCTGCTTATCAGAAAGTTCTTCTTTCTTTTTCATCATCTTGTCAAAGTCCGAAGCTTCATCCTTTTTCTTCATCATATCTTTCTTAGGCATCATTTCTTCCATGCCTTTTTTATGATCTTTTTTAGCGTTCATAGGCATCATCTCTTCCATGCCTTTTTTCGTTTTATTGACCATATCCTTTTTAGGATCCATTTCTTCGTCTTTTTTATCTTCTTTATCTTTGATTGCCTTTTGTAAAGCAGGTGGCAGTTTCTTTTGACCAGCAGTTAATTCTGATCTTAAAACCTTAGCAGCTTCTTCTAGTAAACTTCTAGTCATTTATTCTCTCCTTACGCTGTGAATGTAGCGTCTTTTTTTAATTCTAAAATTATAAAACCAGTAGCAGAAGCACCAACTGCCTCTAAATCACCACTCGTTGCACCAGCGTTGGTTGCATTATTAGATATTGCAGGTCCGTCATACTTTCCAGTACCTGCTAATCTGATTGCGTTTGTATCTGTGGAAGATCCTTTGAATTGTATTTCTACTGATCCAGATAATGCCCACCAACATCTTACTAGACTTAGTTTAGCACCGTTTGCGTGTCCTGATAAAGCACTTGCGTCTAGAGCAGCCGAAGTTGCACTATCTGCTGAATGATCTAATTGAACTATAACAGTACCACCGGCACTACCAGCACCTGTTGGAATAGGGTCATCTCTTAATGTTCTTGTTGCGAATGCCATAATTCTCTCCTAATTACTATTTATACTATCGCAAAGTTTCTTTATCCAAATAAGCCATAATTTTAGACTTACTCACACCATATTGCTTTGCGACTCTATCAATATTAGTGTCAATTTTATCAATCGAATCACTCGATTTAAACAAATCATCTATCGCTTTTTTCATTCTAGGCGATAGTTTATTATATTCGGTAGATACTTTATGTTGTACTTCCGTTATCTCTTTTCTATACTGACTAAACTTCTTCAACATTCTCTTGATCTGCCAGTTTCTGAACCATAGGATCTACTCCTGGTTCTGCGATTTCAGGTTTTTCATCACTTGGCACATCACTAGTTACCTCTATTTCTTGAGGCGTTTCGTCAGCAGGTGTTTCTTCAGGTTGATTCAACCAACTTTTTGCGACATCTGTTCTTTTCGTATCAAGAGCCGCTGAAATTTTACCTGCAAGGGCATCTTTAAATGCTTTTTCAGCACCAATATTATCTCCTTGCGATAGAGAATCTACCATATCTTTAACATAATTTATGTCTTTAGTTTCTGCTTCACTCATCATTTTCTCCTTTATTTAATATATCTTTTTCGATTTCGGATTCTTCTTCTTCTCCCTCTAGAGGATCAGCAATCATTCCATCTTGAACTTCACTAGCAATCTGACGATCAATTTCTTCAATTTCTTCATCAGTCTGCCTCAACACATTCTTTCTTAAAAACTCTACTGAGAAATATTTACCAACATAAGGTGTAACCTCATTGGCAAGATTAAGTCTTTCTCTTAATAACTCAGAATTTTTTAATTCAGCAAAATGTCCATCTTGTAAGAAGTCATATTGTATATGAGACTTTATAGAATCCCAATCTTCTATTGTGATTATACCTTTTAAGACTAGTTGTGTTTTTAATAAGTCTTGGAATAATCCAGTAAATCTTTTTCTTAGTCGTTGTACAAATTTTGTAAACTTAACTTCATCTCTAGTTATTTCAGCACTACGACCAAGATTAAATCCATTATCTTGTTCCATTCTACTAATTGGAACATGGAGTGCTTTATAAACTCTTTTCTGGAAG